CGCCATTCGGGTTAAATTTTGGGACTTTGACGTCCACATGTTCCGGATCAAATCGATCATTGATTTTCGGATCATATGAAGGCGCACCCATCCCAAAAACTCGTCTAGCGGGTGTCTGTGCATACATCCTTGGAGTCGAGCTGGTTCCTTGCCATGCATTAAATCGCTCCACACAAATTTTAAGAAATTGTGTGTATGATAACCCTCCCTCATTGCCATGTTTGACATGAGGAGGTGCAAGGTTAGTACCAACAACAGCGCCTTCCTTGGTTCTATTCACAGATGGTATTATATGAAACTGCATATACTGCAGAGTCTGTTCTTTGTAAATCTTCCCGTCAGGGAGAGCATACTCAATAGCTTCTTCTGGATAAAGCTCGTAGGTTTTATCAACGGTAACGTAACATAAAATATTACGACGTCGTTGAACCGCCTCGGTCTTACAAGATTTCGGGTTCGGGTACACTTCATTCGATGTTGTGACAAATAGTGGTGAAGACAATAATCGTCCTTTATCATCCACATGTGCCATTGGCAGATGAATCTGCGCATTCGAAATCCAGCGTATAAATTTCACGAACTCGTCATCCTCAGAAGATGAATTCACCGTGCTTTCTTTTTGGAATATATCATCCCAGAAAAACACGGGTTGTCCACGATAGCCATCACAATGTTTTAAAGCCGAATAGTAAAAGATAAGCTCGCTCACATCAGCGGAGCCTATATCTATATTGCAGTTTCCAGGGTGACACATGTCTTTTGCCAGCATAGTTGCCGTATCAGACTTGTGCACTCCAGATTCTCCAACTAGTGAAATTACAAACGGTACAGTTCGCACAGCAGCCAGATGTTGTTGGATGCGTACAAAATGTCTACTTCTGAAACGCGATAAAGCGCCGCAGGCATATTCAAGTTGTCGTGCTACATTGTTTTCAAGTTTCGTACTAATGAGTAATGCCCTTACTTCTATGGCAGTTTTCCATAGGCGATCCATTTGTGCAGGAAAGTCGACAGCATTTAATTCGACGTCAGTGTAAGCCTGTATGGCTTCTACTTCGGTTACAAATTTAGCTAAGTCAGCTTTAGATGGAATGTGTTCAAACATTTTTTGCCACATCGCACATTTAATGTATTTGCCCAGGAAAGTTGTCACAGTCGTAACGACTTCCAAAGTTGCCTTTCGATATGAATTCACATCACGCATAGTCTTGCCAAACGCCATTGCAGCGTCCAACGTCCATTGCGCTCGATCCTTCAATCGAATTCCTGTGGTTAGTTCAGCCAGCAAAGTAAGAAAACTAGATTTGGTTAAGTTTTCATCCTTGCTATCTTTTCGTCCTCCATTGACCCGATGTTTTGGGTCTTTTGAATACCTTTTAGTAAGTTCCTCGCGATCCTTTATATCGGATCCGTGCTTTGCATCAATTGGGCCAGCACGCAAGCCATCTTTATATGCGAGAGCCTTAATAATCAGTTGATCAAAAGTATAGCGAACTTTATCTGGACAGACGCGTTCTATTAACACAAACATGTCAATACACATCGCCCAAAAATTTGGTGGCTGAACCATCCACCGAGCAAATAAGCCAGCTAAATGTGGTAACATTCGGCTAAGCGTATCTTTTACATTGTTCTTTATCCTTTTAACAGTTTCGATCGTGGATTGTGCGTCGTCTAACATTTCGTCAGACATACACACAACATGCCACGCTCTCTTTGCTTTATCGACAAGTCCATTGCAATGATATGCTGTAGCCTCCCTGAACGCACGATTTCGTTCCTTAACGGATTGTTTAGGATGTTCTCGTTTGTGCAGGTTATTCCAAGCAGCGACTAGCAAATTACGTTTTCGTTTTTCGTCACGTATTGCTAAATCAATTTCACGCTGCTTTTTCATATTGCCAGCATTTGCTCTAAACGGTGGTGGTATTGTTGTCTTTTCTTTTGTCCATTGCCAATCTATTCCTTGCATAAAAATTCTCAGGCTCGCTAAAGCATGATCTGATTCATGATAAACTCGTAATATATCAGGATGTTTTGTCATGATCAGTAAACATTCATAACAAGGAAGAGTGGCAGATGGTGGTCGAACAATATTTGGCACGAAGCGATGTCGATTTTGCGTGAAGAATGAATTAACGCGTTCACGCACATCGTTTTCGGTCAAATTAAAAAAGCCAACATTTCGATTAGGCAGATTCTGCTCCAGATACATCTACGAGCATAGGTTGCGCCAAGGGTGAAGGTGGTATTGAAAGCAGACGCGGTATAGTTGCATCTGCATTCGTCCGCATTGGAGGATTCTCCACAATAGGAGTCTCATCCAGTGCGGGTGTGACCAATCTATTAATACAAGTCATCCAGTCAGCCGATGTTTTAAGTCGGTGTTCCAGACACATATATGAATGGATATGGTCAGGGTCAGTTTTGCAATGAGCCGCTTGTTTGATATATCTATCAAAACGCCTCGTTGCATAAGGTAAATAGAAGCGCGAATTTAGCACTTCAATCAAAGCATTTAAACCCAAGGGAAAAACATACTGTTGCGCAATTATTTGCTCAGCAGAAC